GATGCAGTGCCTTGTACAAGGTTGACCGTACCTTCCTCAATAGTCCACATGTTAATGCCACGGTTCTGCCACTCAATAGTAAGAAGGTTCATGGAACGGCGGGCGGTGCGTAGGTCATACCCAGAGCGCATTTCTTTACCGGCGCGTTCAAACGCTTCTTCCGCGATCTCGGTGAAGTCCATGTTGAACAATGCAGTGCCGGAAGTAGCCATTTACTTTTCTCACTTCATCTTCTTAAGAGTCTGAGCCAGTCTAGCACGTTGGCCCATTTTACCCGGTTTCTTGGCTGCTGCAGCTAATTTCTTAGCTGGAATATTCTCGCCTTTCTTGACCCCCATGGCCTTACGCAGGGCCCCGGGTTTCTTAATAGCGTCTTGAATCCACTTCTTGTTTGCCACTAGTTTACCCTCTAAGTAGTTTGCCGCTCTTCGTAGTAGCGCAGGGTTATCCTGTGAGTTACCCAATACTAAGTTACATGGGGTACATAACAACCCCCGCACTAGCCCAGAACTATGGTCGTGGTCGAAGCATAGGAGCTTAGCCCCCTCTTCAATACCACAAATCCAACACCTACTACCGTTTACTTCGTACAGTATGGCTTCGGCTTCTTGGGATAGCTTGTGCCTATTCCTACGCCGTTGTGGTTTACCGTTCTCGTAATGTACGCGGACTTTAGCCTTGTTGTTTTTACGCCACTCTTTTGTTTTAACAACGGTACATTCTTTACAATATGGTTGCCGGTGATACCCCCTACTTGGCGATGGGTGAAACTTGCCTACTGGAAGCAGCCTTTTACATACAGGGCAACGCTTCTGTGTGGGGGTCATCGCAAAGCAACATTAACAGTTCCAAGCCCGTAAGGACTTGTTTATACGGCTGTTCGGGTCCTTCGCGGCTTTCGACCCAGTGTTTTTCTTCTTCATCCCCTCCATTCGGGCGCAGAACGATTTGCGTCGCCCTGCGTCCTTCTTGGTTTTGGGGTTCGGCGCAGGGGGCTTCAGGTTCATACCCTGAGCCTTAGCGGAGGCTCGACCCTTGGCGTTCAAGCCGCCTTTAGGGTTTTTACCTTCCTTACGTGTCCAAGCAGGTGACTTAGCCATAATACTTGTGCATCGTCAAAACAACTGTGTACACGTCGCTAAGTGTATGATTCACAGTAGTAAATTTGATGTCCCCGGTTTTACCGGCACCAGCGTTGTTGGTTAAGCCCCCAAAATCAGAGAAATCTTGGTCACCAAAGTTACCCTCGGTGGCGTTATAGCAAAGTACATTGGTGGTAGCGCCCCACAAAATCTGTACATCCATACCACGGATGTCGTACTGGATACGCTGGATAGACACACTTGTACAGGGTTCCCCAGTAATGGGGTTAACCGCTAAGGTACTAACGTCAACCTTAGTTACGGCAGATTCACCAGTACCGTCAGAGATATTGGTGAACTTCATAACTACAAGGCGACCATCGTCTCTAAGGGTTTGTGTTGCTACGGCGTCAGCCATAAGTCACCCCCTATTAACCAGCAGATACAGAAAGAGTTCCGCCGTCATTCCAGATAGCACCAGCCACGCCGGGGTCGCTAGTCGGGATAACAATTACGTTGGACGTGCTGGTAAGCTCGGCAGCACCAGAAGCGGTAACAGTGGTGGCAGTAACAGCGCCAGTTACGGAGCCTACAAATCCGTTAGTAGAGGTAACGGGACCTGAGAAAGTTGTGCTAGCCATTTAGAACCTCACATGCGAGTTATGGTACACCTGTCTGCATGTCGTCAGCCGGGGCTGTCAGGTATACCGGTTGAGCCCGGAATTACTTAAATATACGCAAATAAGAAGGGGGGCACAAGGCCCCCCTAATTTATCAGGCTCCAGCGGAACCGTAGATACCCAGCGGGTCAGAGACACCGAAGCTGTAACGCTCACGGGCTTTGTACCTGCTGTTGCCGGTATCGAAGTCTGCATCCATACCCGTAGACATCGGAGTACGAACGAAGTGCTTCAGACCATTCGGCACGTCGGTCAACAGGAACCAAGCGTTGGTATCGGTCAGGTAGTGATTGACCGTGTAGCCACCGGGGATGGAACCGTTGGTTTTCAGTGCGTTCAGGTCGTTATCGGCAGTACCAACACGCAGCTCGGTTTCGAGCAGGCGGGTAGCGGTGAACATCAGAGCAGGCGGGATGACCAGCTTGCGGGGTTTAGCCGCAATCAACAGGCCACGCTCGTCAGTCCAGCCAGCGATCTGAATAACGGCGGCTTCCAGAGAAGTCTCGTTCAGGTCGGCGGCTACAGCCGGAACGTTGGAGTTAGTGCCACCGGAGACCAGAGGATGGTCTGAGGCACAGAGAGTTTTGCCGTCACCATAGGTTACGCCAGAACCGCTGAACGCGTTGTTCAGGATGTTGGCAGCTTTAACCTGTTTGGTGTAAGCCATGGCGCGAGCCAGAGCTTTGGTATAACGGGCGGAGAGGGAATCGTACAGGTTGTCTTCAATCGCTTCTTCAGTGATTGAAAAGCCCATAGCGATGGTCTCGTGGTTATACCGGGCAGTCCATGCTTCCTGCGCATTATCGTAGCTAATGGCAGAACCTTCACCTTTAACAGGTGCGGCGCTGAAGCCGGACAGTTTGGTTTCTTCTTCAAAAGAACGATCTGAGCTTTCAGTCTCGAAAATCTCAGCGTGTTCTTCACCGTATTTTGCATACTCAAGGCCGAACAGAGCGTTCAGACCCGGCAGCAGCTCCTTGAGGAGTTGAGCGCGTGAAATAGCCATGGGTCAGCCTCCTTATACGCCGGTAGTGTTGGACATCTGATGACCTGCGTTCCACTTAACGAGGGCCTCAGTATATCCACCAGATGCGTTTTTGGTCTCTTCAACCAGCTCAACAATGCGGAAAGGCAGGGTGTTGGTGGTAGCTGAAGTATCAGAGATCGCCACTGCAGAGTTACCAGTAGTAGTACTACCAGTGTTCTGTACACCAGCTACGTTTGCGCCAAGGTCGGTCAGCGCAAGGTCACCAATAGTAGTACCAGAAGATACCACAGCGACCTTGAACAGAACGTCGGTTGCGTCAACAACGTAAGCCTGTGCATCAGCAGCTACGGTACCAGTAGGCCAGTAGTTGCTGAACAGTTTCTGTTTAGAATTGGGGTCTGTGTAGGTACAGCCCATGAAAACACCAATCGGGGTCATAGCTGCGTCAGCAGTATCAACCTCAACAGTGCCGCCGGTTACGAGTTTAACAGCATCACCTTTAAAGATGTTGGCAGCATAACCACTTGCAATAGAGTACAAGCGGGTAACGCCAGCATAAGGAGTGCCACTAACCATCTTAACCGGTACAAGTCCGTAAGGACCAGATACAGTCGGATAAGCCATTGTTAGCTCCTATAATTAACCTTTACCAAAAGTTACCGTGGATTTTCTATCGTTGAAGATAGGCATCCTCGGGTCATTTTCCCGCATCAGGTTGTTATCTACAGCAGTCATCTGGCCTTGAGCCTGCGCCTGATAATAGGCGTTACGCTCTTCAACCATCTCTTCCGGTGCTCGGCACAGGATGAGACCACCAATCACGATGTTGTCCTTGAAGCGTTCATTCTCAATCCCGCTAAGGAAAATCTCGGGGTGGGATTTTGCAAGTACAGGTTCCCAACCTTCACGCAGTTTTGAGGAAACGTTGGTCGGATCAGCTTGCCCTTGAGTGCTAAGGCGTATCCAACGATACACATAGCCCGGCTCAGGGTCAGGAGAAGGGAGAAGTTCAGGACGCCGCCACGCCTGTTTGCGTACAGTTTTTTCCCTAGATTCCAGCTCTCTTGTAAGTCTATTCTCAGCCATTTCGTTTTCCTCCTAGTTCAGCAGCCTTTTTGGCGTATTCTTCAAGAGGCACACCTAGCCTCTTAGCTAATTGCACTTGTGTCTGCGTCAACCGTATCTTGGTCGGCGCGGTGCTCCGCGTAGCGGGTGCGACAACATTTGGTGCCCGTCGCTGTGGGGCAGGTGTACGCTCCTCCTCGTCAGTATCGTGATCGAACTGCTCGGGGAACATTTTGCGCATACGAGAATTAACCTTCTCGTAGTATTCATCCGAAGTAGGGTCAACGCCCTCTTTCACTAACTTGTTGTGGTATCCCAGTGCGTACGCAGTCATCTCGTCGTCACTGCCAAACCACTCATTCTCATCTCTCCAAGCCTCAGCTTTCAGGTCCCTAGCTTGGGGTAGTGTCTGCCGTCTTGGAGCTTGTACCTGCTGTTGTACAGGAACGCTATCTTGTTGTAAAGCCTTTGGTTTTAATCCAGCTACTTTATCAGCTCTTATTTGTGCTGTGTTAAGCGCCTGCTGGGCTTCCAACAACTTATCGCTGTCGCCAGCCTCATAGGCTTCTTTGTACAATTTCTTGGCGTAAGCGAGTTCTGACTCTACCTGTTTCTTGGCAGACTCAATAAGCGTGTTATGGCTACGAGTCTCTGAACCCTTGAGGCGCTGGTTCTCCTCAAGAACCTGCCGGGTGTACCGCTCCAGCTCATCACGCTGCCTAAGAGCTTCTTCTTTAGCCCTA